GGCGGCCTTGGCGACATCATCAAATACCGCATCGTAGGGGAAGCCGCATGAACAAGATTATCGCACTACTCACCGCCGCCCTACTCGCCGGATGCGCCACGCCAATTCCACAGCCAACGCTAACCAGCCTAGTCCGCGTGAACGTCAATGACGGCCACGGCAGCGGCGTCTATATCGGCAATGACATTGTGATTACCGCAGCGCATATCGTCAAGGGCGCCAAGGGCGTTAGCTTGTTATCGGAATCGCTTGCCGTTCAATCGGGCGCGGTCTTATGGGCAAGCGAACAATACGATATTGCGGCAATCCGAACGTCTAACGGCGGTCAATACCACGCGGCGCGACTTGATTGCGGTAAGTTGGAAGTAGGCGATTCTATCACGGCTGCGGGATCGCCGCTTAATGAGGACTTTCTTTACATTCCAGGCACGGTAGTTGGCGGCGAGCGCAAGGTAGGGCCGTGGGAAAGCGTTGTAGTAGCGGCGCTACCCGTAACCAGCGGTAATTCAGGCGGTCCGGCTTACGATAATTACGGCAATTTAGTTGGGATTGTGGTCGGCGTAATGACGACTGTTATTGAGCGCACAGCCGCGCCGTCTAGCATGGCCGATTATGACCGCTCGCAAGTCGGCATCAGCTACGTTGTTCCAGCCAGTGCGGTTTGCAAATTGCTTGGACGGGGTGTGGTGTGATGGGTATTGATTTCTATGCAACGTTTGCCGGAGCTGCGTTTGTTGTTTGCTCCATTGCTACTTTCTTGGTGGTTATGACTATTGCGGCTAGAGGGCTTGCCAATGACCAATAACCCAACCACCGCGGCGACAACAACCTACCGCCTAATCCTATTCAACGCGTGCGCCTTTGCGGGCGTGGCGTGGGCTACAAAACTTGGCTACGTTGAACAGGTTTTCAACGGCGACATTTCCGGCATTAGCTATGGCATTACGGCGCTGTTTGCGGCTGGTTTGATTGCTACCGTTTATGGCAAAGCCGCGTTGCTCGGATCCGTTGCCGAATGGCTTGTAACGCTAGGCTTGATTGGTAACGTTGTCGGCTTTGTGCTGGCGTTGCGCGGGATAGACCCTAGCGCGCTAGCGGCGGGCGCACAGGACGTTGCGGCTAACTTGCTCAATGGAATGGGCGTGGCTTTTTACTCGACGCTTGTAGGGGCTGTGTGTGCCTTGTGGACGGGCGTTAATAAGGTGATTGTGGAGGCGGAAGTCCGTCATGTGCTGCCATGAACGCCATTCTGTTCCGCGACTTGCTGATGAATCTCACCCTAGGCCTAACCGCCGTTTGCATCGCGTTGCTCTTGGCCGTTAAGCCGGTAACAAGCGACGACCAAGGCAAGCAACCCGGCAACATGGTGATTACCGCCGTTTGGCCGTCAGGCCCCATTGACGTTGACTTATGGGTGCGCGGTCCTAACGAAAAAATAGCGGTAGGTTATAGCAATCGGGCTGGCCGCGTTTTTAACCTATTGCGCGACGACTTGGGAACGATGTCTGACGACTTGCCGCTCAATTACGAAAACAGCTATTCGCGCGGGCTACCGGCTGGCGAGTATACTGTGAACCTGCATTACTATCGCGGCGCTGGCGAGGTTCCGGTTGCGGTTGAAATCAGGTTTGGACCTACAGGCCAGCCGGCTAAGCTGTATTTGCAGGAAACGCTTGATATGCGGGTGGCCGGTCAAGAGCGCACGGTTATTACGTTCCGGCTTGACGAGCATGGCAATGTTACGGGGAGCAATAGGATATTCAAGCCGCTGCGCGCGGTAGGAAAGGCGGTTGGGTGATATGACTCCGGTTCAAAAGGCGGTTGGGTGATATGACTCCGGTTCAATTTGACAAGCAAACCCGTATTTGCGGCGTGCAACAGGGATTTCTTGGCTTGCCCATTATGGATACGGAAATGCCTTACGGAAACGTGATGACAAGCATTTGGCGACCGACAGGCGATGAAATTGAGGCTCTAATAGACGGCGCTTGCGTATTCATGCACGTCATGGGCGATACACCACAGCCTGTAACTTTGGAGATAGGATTCAAATGACCGAAGCGCAGCAATACGCAGCTTTAGCTGCACAAGCTACGAACTTGGTATTCATGGCAATTGCCGGATTTATCATTGTAACCGGCCTTTGCTGGTATGGCTTGCGGAGGTTGGGCGATTGAGTGCCGCATGCATTATCCTAGGCGCAATTCTCATTGTTGTCGGAATTATGATTCCCGTGACTTGGCTTGCAAAAGCCGTAATTGAAAAGGTGGTGACGTGATGGACTGGAAAACATCAGCCGGAAATATTGCCGCAGTCCTGTTTTTTGTCGCTATGGCTTGGGTGATATTCGGATGACCCCTACCCTAACCGCATGGCTGCTAAGCACTGCCGCAATCGGCGCATTGCTATCCATTGTGCCGGCCCGAATTTACGCGGCAATAGCATTTGCGGCAATGGTCGCCGCAACATACCATACGGCACAAATACCGCTTGGCTATGCTGATTATTCTGCCCCCGCGAAAGGTAAATACACGGTACTAGGCGCGCGTATTGACGTTGGCGTGGCAATCTACGCCTTGCTTGATAACGGCAAGGGCGAGCCGCACCTATACCGCCTGCCCTATACGGAATCGGACGCCAAGGATTTGCAGGAGTCGATGGATATGCAATTCGGCGGGCAAGGCGGCGGAATACAGGCCGAAATAGGCGCGGCTGGCGATGCGGCTTTTCATGCCGCGCCGGTTACGGGCGAACAAGATAAGGTGCCGGAAACGGCGATTATGAATCCCACTACAGGAATTGGAGAGTGATGATGGCTAAGTTTAATGTGGGTGATCGGGTTAACTATGTCCGCGGGACGGCAGCCGAATTTTACAATAAGATTGGCGGACGAGAGATTACTGCGGATGGACGCGGCATCTACACCTTTGACGACGGCGGTTGCATTGACGTTGAATCTGGCGATAAACATAGAGGCAACTATGAACTCGAACTCGTAACGCCGGCGACCGCATCCCCAATCCGCACGGTAACAAAGCGCGAGATTATTGCGGGGACTTATGGGATTGTTACAATCAGTGCTCCAAAAAGAATTTCCATATTTAATGATACATACGGCCCTGTAGCTCTACGCGCCGCCGCACAAACGCTAATCGAGATTGCCGATTATTTGGACGAGAATAACGCAATGGTGGCGTGATGGCTTGGCTAGCACTCTATCTGTACCTGGCAGGAATAGTTACGTTGACGGCGGTATTGGATAATAATCTTAATTGGCTAGCAATCTTGGTCTGGCCGCTGGTTGCGCCAGTCTCAATAATTGTATCGCTATTCAAGGAATCAGCATGACCCCACCCGTACCCGACGAAATCCTAACCGAAACCGTCCTAGCGCGGGCGGCGTGCAATTCCAACGCAGAGACTGCGCAAGTCCTTGGCATTAGCGAGCGCACGGTTAGGCGCCATCTCGCAACGGCAGCCGAGCGGGGGTTATCGGGCACGCGGCCGGTTATGCCGGGGTATGCGATTAAATCCGTGTCGTCTAAAGACGGCGACGCCTGGATTAAGCAAGTCAAGGAACACGGTGAGGCTTACGACATACCGGACGGTCATTCCGTCAAGGGCGAATCGGCCTTGGTTGATGCCGATGGGCGGATAATCCAGAAGTGGGTTAAGACCAACGCAGACGCGGCCACACAGCGCATTACGCTTGATGCGGTAGTTGCGGCCATGAAAGAGGAAATCCCTCGCCTAGCCCCTGCCCTAGCGCCTGAAAATGTGCTTGCGGACTTGCTCAACCAATACACGGTTACGGATAGCCATTTCGGCATGCTGGCATGGCGCGAGGAAACCGGCGCGGATTACGACTTACGCATTGCAGAGCAGCTTTTGCTTGATTGGTTTTCGGCGGCAATCAAAAACTCGCCGGACGCGCATACGGCAATCTTTGCGCAAATTGGCGACTTGATGCACCACGACTCGTTGGAGTCGGTAACTCCTGCACATCGGCATGTCCTGGACGCGGATAGCCGGCTGCAGAAGGTTATCCGGATTGTCATTCGCACGATCCGCCGCATTATCGGAATGCTATTAGCCAAACATCAGCACGTGCATATTGTCATGGCGAGCGGTAATCACGACCCTGCGTCAAGCGCGTGGCTGCGTGAAATGCTGGCCGCCATGTATGACGACGAGCCGCGCGTTACTGTCGATAATTCTCCGTCGCTTTATTATGCCTTTGAATGGGGCGGCACCGCGCTGTTTTACCATCACGGCCACAAGCGCGGCATTGCAAACGTGGACTCCACACTTGCCGGCATGTTCCGCGAAATGTTTGGCCGGTCAAAACATGCTTACGCGCATATAGGCCACATACACAGCGACGAGGGGCGCAAGTCTGCGCTGATGTATGTTGAGCGCCACGAAACGCTTGCCGCGCCTGATGCGTATGCTGCGGGCGGTGGTTGGCTATCCGGACGCTCGGCCAAGGTTATTACTTACTCTAAAACAGGCGGCGAGGTATTCCGGTCAACGCTACGGCCGGAAATGGTGCGCGCCGCAAATGACAATGAAAAGATTGGGGTGGCGGCGTGATCTCATTTCTAGACCGTTCATTCTGCACCGCTTACGGCAAGTATTGCGGCAATCATGATTGTTACCGCGCAATGAATCCAAGGCGTCAAGCCGACGCTAAAAAGTGGGCCGCCGGCTTGGATTACGCGCCGGTTTCATATGGCGATTTTGGCGATGGCTGCAGGGATATAAAGGGGATTGAAATTGGGTAACTTGGTAACGGAAACTGGCGACGACTCCAGCCTTTACACGGGCTTTGAATATTACATGCATCGTGATTGGCAAGGCAAGGTTAAGGACCACGGGCGCGGACCATACGTGACAACCTACAGCGGCCGATTTTATCCAATGTCGCCTAGCCCCGATGATTTTACAATTGAGGACGTGGCACATTCGCTAGCGCAGTCGGCAAGGTATGGCGGTGCGGGGCGTGAATTCTACAGCACGGCGGAGCATTCTGTTTTGCTTACGTGGTGGCTGCGTTCAAATGGTTACGACGCCAAGACGCAGCTAGCCGCATTGCTACATGACGCGCCGGAGGCTTTGTCCGGCATGGGAGATCAGCAGCGGCCAATGAAAACAGACTACGCGCGGCATGTAGAGGACCGCATCTGGCGCGAGGCTATTGCGGTTAAGTTTAACTTGCCGGCAGAAATACCGGAAGTCGTTCACGACGCGGACAGCCCGATTATCGCTGACGAAATGGCGCAGAATTGCCATGAGTGCGATCCGCGCCATGATAATCCGCTTGGTGTGACTTTGTGCCTTTGGGAGTGGCAATTGGCAAAGAATGAATTTTTGAACAAGTTTAATCAGCTAGTGCGGGAGTTGGCGAATTGAGAATTGATATTAGCGACGAGGAAATTCAGGCGTCGTTTGAAATGTGGGGCAGGACGCCGGGACTAGGCACTCACGCCATGCGTGCGGCACTTGAGGCTGCATACAAAGTCCGCAAGGCGCGCAAGAAGGCACGTAAGCAAGTAAGGGCACTTTCATCATGAAACACGAATTTAATGCTGGTGACGAAGTTCATCACAGGCCGTCAGGCGAAAACTGGCTGCTGCTTGAGGTTAAAGGTGAATACGTGGTTCCGGCTGGATGGCCGCGATGCGAGGCAAAAGCGGCGGATTGCGTGTTGATAAAAAAAGACGATGGAAGGCTCAACAGGCTTAAGGGAATCGGATCATGAATCCCATCCAAACCGGCCAGCAAGTCGTCTGCATTAACGACCAAATCCCGACAATCGACGGCACAATGAAAGACCCGCACATAACGGAAGGCTGCGTTTATACCGTGCGCGAGATTGGAGAATTTGCCTTGCCGCATATACCGGCATTTATCGGTGTGCGGCTTGTCGGCATCAAGCGCGATAACAAGCTGATTTGGTACGGCTTGGACGATATGCCTTACGATGCGACCCGCTTTAAACCGGTTGCCAAGGATCCGCTTGCCAGCTTGCGTAATCTGTTGATTTCGCCCGTGCTGCCGGACGGCGGGTTTGAGGAGCCTAAGCGGGAGCGGGAAAAAGTTAAGGAGAACACATGACACTAGCAGAACACATTGAAGCCTCTAGCGCCGGGCTTTGGACGCCTTGGGGCAAGATGACCGCGCCGCCGGCTGTTGGCAGAATCACACATCTAACTAGCGGCTTGCCGCCATTACGCCCCACCCAGCACGTTGCACCGACGCAGGCGGCAAATGATAACCTGCCGCGCGTAATCGCGCTGACGGGCCTTGCTGGCTCCGGTAAATCAACTGTAGCCGGCATGCTTGCCGACTACGGCTATGCACTGGTTAAGTTTGCAGGGCCGCTTAAGGCGATGCTGCGGGAGGTCGGCCTGACTGTCAATGAAGTTGAAGGCAGCCGCAAAGAGATTCCGATTGATTTCCTTTGCGGGAAGACGCCGCGCCAGGCCATGCAGACTTTGGGCTACGAATGGGGGCGCAAGTGCATCGGCGAGGATTTTTGGGTTAATGCATGGATGCAGGATGTGCGCCGCTTCCGGCACGTCGTTGTTGACGACTGCCGCTTTCCGAATGAGGCACATGCCGTGCGGCAAATGGGCGGCGTGATTTGGTCAATCGAGGGACGCGGCGGCATTGCCGGAAACCACGCGTCGGAATCCGGTATTGGTAGCGCGCCGGATCGCGTGATTGTTAACAAAGGACCAGTAACGGAACTGCGCGCCGCGGTTAGCTATGCATTGGGGTATGTGAATTGACCCGCCGGAAAGCCTCCTAAATAACAAAACCCCGCGTCCGAAAGGTTGCGGGGTTTATTCGTTCTGGCGTATAATTACGACTTATACGGTGTGGCGCATAGTTTTAACACCAGCGCACCAATCCGCGCCATACTGTTAAATCAACGCATCACAAACCAGCAATCGCATTTTCGCCGGCGGCCGCAAAATCAGCCTTAATATTTAGGATTATTCATAGAATTCAATCATGCCTGGATTCTGGCAAAGAAACAAAGAATTACGAACTATTTCTTCAAGAATCAATCGATTTATTAAAAAAGAGTCGTAATTTCCGGATAAATCTTCCACGATTTCCAGAATTGCCGGACCCATTGCCATTTCCTCAATATCAGGACTATGAAGACTGATATTTCTACAGGTCCCCTGAATATCTAGCTTTCTCATCTCAATTCTCCCAACTTATACAATGTTTTCAATCTGTTGCGTCTCTACGTCAAGTACATAACTGCCTTATTATCGCAAACCGGCGTATCCCAGAAAGAATCGGCATCCGATGCGTAAACGCCCGATACCTCGCCGCCGCTGCCACCTTCATTGTAGACCTCAATTCGCCAAGGCAGTGCGCTATGTGTCATTACCATTTTCCCTGTGCTTTAAGCTGCGCTATTGCCTGCTTTATGTCCTCGCGCTGCTTGGCACCGCGTTCCTCTGATTGGACAGTGAACGATTTTGAAAACAGAATTTCAGTAGGCGTCATGTTTGACAATGGCGGCAATGTCACCGAGTTTTGATATGTCATTTGAACCTCTCCTATCCATTTAACCCACAATTACCACCTTTACCACGCATACGTCAAGCCTTATTTCGCGCCACCCCTTCTAGCCACCCACCCCGCCGATTTCAAATAAGGCCGGTCAACGCCCTTGGCGTCTTTCATGTCAACCTTGACCAACAGACCCTCGTCTTTCCAGATTTTCAATAGCTGCTTGGCGCGCGCCCTGTCAGCCGCGGATTCCGAATCTAACCCCATAACGCGCATAACGGCAAGCCCCGCCCAATCGCCCGCCTGGATGCTTTCACGATAGCCGCCCGCGTCCAATAGATTGCAAACGTTCTGCAGCGTATCGTCAGGCAGTGCCTCAAGCATCGCCTCCGCGGTCGGCCATTTCCATTCGGTCGCAACGCCAACATGGTCCTGCCCCGATTTCGGACCGCGCCCGTTGCCCAAACCAACGCCAATCATGCGCCGCCATTCGCTGTCATCCGACAAAGCCGCCATGCTTGCCTTACCGCGCGTGACACTGAAATATGAATTCACGTCCGTGGTAACGCCCGCCTTTGCCGCCTGCTCTTGCGTCATGCGGTTAAGCACCCGCGCCGAACGCGCCGCGCTAATCAGCGCCACGGCCCCGCGCGAATCCTCAACACCAATCTCGCGGCCTTCAACCTTTTTGACATGGTGAACCAATTCAATCGCGCAATTCGTAGCGTCGGCAATGCGGCCCCATGTCTTGACCACCTTATCAATCGCGCCGTTGTCGTTTTCCGGCACGCCGTGCGTTGATACGAACGGATCCACAATCATTACGTCAACATTGTATTTCTTAATCTGGTCAATCACCGCCTCGACAATCGGCACGTTTATAACAATGCCTTTTTTGTTGTCCTGCGCAATAATCAAATCCTGCTCGCGGCCCGTATCCAGAAAGAAGTGGCCTGCTAAATCGGCTTGGCTTATCTTGTAATGAATAGCCGTAGCGCCAATGCGCCGCTCCATTTCATCGCGCGGATCCTCTGCGTTGAACATCCAAACGTTTAGCTTGCCTACCGGCTCCGTGCCAAGCAAATCGCGCCCAGTCACCATTGCCATAGCCTCGGTGATCGTCAATGACGTTTTGCCAACACCGCCTGGCGATACCGTTACACTGGTATATTTCCGAATCAAATGCGTGCCGTATAGAAACTCACGGCGCGGCAATTCGCGCGGGTCTTTTAGTTCAAAAGGCGTGGCGTGGAATTTGGTAGTATCGGGAATGTTCCCGCTCGGTGCAATCTCTTTGACATCGGCGGAACTGTCATTGGTTTTTTCCCGAACGGGTTCACGCTCCCCGCCTAGTGACGCAAGAAACTGCGCAAACGCCATAGTAGGCGCGGCAACAGGCATAGTTGATTCCGGTATTGCGCGCGGCTGGCTAATACCCGCCTCCAAGCCGCTTTTGATTGTCATCTTGGATTTATGGACGTTTTCCCATTGCTGTACGATTGCGTAAAGTTCGTTCTCTGCTTGCGATCTGGATATGGCGCCCGCGCCCACGAATTGCCCGATTGCAAATGCTGCGTCGTTAATCCGGTTGTTGCGGTTGCCTGGAGGCGTGCTTGCCAGTTCGGCCAATTCATTATCAATCGCCCGTTTGATATATGGCGTGTTTTCAATGTGGCTTTCATAATTGCCCGCCGGCTCATACTTGGGTGGCAGTATCAACTCCAACAGCCAATCCGGCGCGTCGGCAATCGGTGCGCTGGCATCAACCCATTCATAGGCACGTCCGTCCGCCATTTTAGAACCGGCCGCGACCACATAGCCGCCGCTCCCCCGAATATCGAGCGCAACGCCTAGATTACCGCGATTCCTGATACCTGGAACATGCTTGAAATAATAATGCGTGCCGCCGCTTGGCGTCTTGACCGCGCGCGTTTCCGGCAGCTTGCCGTTTACCGCCTCCAATGCCGCAAGCGTGTCAT